AGGAAACATGGACTCCTGTTGTTGGTGAGAAGGTGGAAGTAAGCGAGTTCGGTAGAACTTGGTTAAAAGGCAAATATCTTTGTGACACATCAAAAGGTAAAGCTGTAGTAGAATTTGACCGTAATACTATCTATGATGTATATGCTTATCCTAGAATGAGAAGAATAAAGAAGCAATTCGTTCCATACGAATCATTTACTGATGATATGATGGGACTGGAATTGAGAAATAAGGGATATAAAGGCGTTTACACGATTATTGGTGAGAATAGTGTCAATGGTATGATATTATTACAAAGCAAGGAGTCAGAAATAATTGTACAAAAGAGTTTAGAAACTTTATTTAAGAAGTTTATTTATGCGGATGGACAAATAGTTGGCAAAGAGAAGTAATAGCCCCACAGCGGACTTTTATTAGAAAGTAGTATAGTTTACCCACTTTACACAAAAGATTGACTGACGAGCCTCTCAGCAGGCATAGGAAGAAGGACAGTGCAACATTACGAAGATACAAATGGAATTTTTATTCCAGTACGACATAAAAATGATTTACCGTGGATAAAAGAGACAAAAGGATCTATGTTTTTAGCACGCACATCTACTTGGTACATAAAGAAAAATAAAGTCAATAGAAAAATCTTACAAGAAAAAGGATTTATAGAAAAAGTTACTAAGGTACAGGAGAAGCTTATCCCAAAAAATAAGCTAGCTAGATTACCAAAAAAACTATATGATATTCAAAGAGAAGCATTACAGTTTCTCTATTCAAGAAATGGAAGCGCTGTTGTTGCTCTTGATATGGGATTGGGTAAAACAGCCACAAGTATTTGCTACACACTTTTAGAAGATATTAAGTGCACAATAGTACTGTGCCAAGCAGTTACCAAGACTCAATGGAAAAGAGAGATACAACAATGGATTGGGGAAGAAGATGCTTATATTGTAGAAGGGCAGAAGAAGCAAATATTTACCCCTCACAAGTTTATTATATTAAATTATGAAATATTTACTTGGCATGTAAAAGAACTAAGTAAATTACAGATTGATATGGTTATTATAGATGAGGTACAATTTTTCCAAAGTAAAGATTCTAAACGTACTCAAGCCTTGTTTGATATTGCAGTTAAATCTAGGCGTATTATGGCTTTAAGTGGTACACCTATCACAAGACGGCCAGTTCAATTCTTTCCTATATTACACATATTGCGACCAGATAAATTTACCACATTTGAGAACTATACGCTAAGATATTGTGATGCTAAGATGGGGCCAATGGGTTATGAGTATGATGGAGTAAGCAACATTCCAGAGTTCAGGGAAATAGTACAACAAGTGATGATTCGTAGGAGCAAAAAGGATTCCATTGACATTCCAGATAAGATTGTTATCCCCGTGTTATTCGAGTTAAAGGGGAAGGGAAAAGAAGCATATGAAGCAGAAGAAAGACAAATGCTCAAAGAAATATTTGGGAGTAAACGAGCAGTAGATAGGGAAGGAAAAATAAGTCTAACCTATTTACAATATTTAGCATATCTATCCAAGAGAAAAGATATGATGCTATGGATTAAAGACTTTATTGTGGATAATAAATTAGTAATCTTTTGTGAACACAGAAAGATAGTAGAAGATATTCACAATGAGTTTGCTAAAGATGCAGTAAAGTATTATGGTGGAATGAGTAATACTAAGAAAGATGAAGCTAAGGCATCGTTCTTAAAAGATAAGAATTTGTTTGTTGGTAATACTACATCGGCAGGAACAGGGTTAGATGGACTACAGAAAGGCTGTAATAATGTAGCGTTTGTAGAACTTCCTTGGACAAGCACCAAGTTTGACCAGGCAACTGATAGAGTGTGGAGAGGTGGGCAGAAGAAAAATGTTAATGTGTATGTACTGCTAGCTAAAGGAAGCATTGAAGAAAGAGTAATGGGAGTACTTGACAAATCCCGTGCAATAGTAGAGAATGTAGTTGATGGTAAATCTAGGAAAGAAGTTAATTTACTTAAAGATGTGATAAAAGATTACCAGAAAGATTTGGAACAACGTGCATAAATATACAGGAGGAATGTATAATGATTTTTATAAGTATAACTATATTGAGTATTCTAGCCTTGACAATGATTAGGTTAAGGATAGTACATAGTGCTACATTTATTCACGTAGTACACTTTAGGACAAAATTACTTCATATGGCCAATAACGATCCGTATTGGTATGGCGTGTATGATAATCTTCCTACACTAAAAAAGCATGTGTTTTGCAGTTCTTTTGGTGACATGAGAAGATACATGGATGATGAAGCACAAGAAAGATATATCTTTGAAGGACTACCACACCATGCGATAAAAAGAAGTAAAAAGAAAGTAGAAGAAATAAAATTTGAAGTATGAAGGAGTAGAAGAATGACAAAAAGAGAAGGGGCAGTATTATCAGCATTTATGGGAAAGTTATTAACAGACTTTTCAAATTTTCATGGATATGTAGAGGATCTACTCGGTAGACCAGTATTTGCACATGAGTTTGCTTCCGAAACATTCGCAGCAGAAATTAAGTATAAAGCTAGAGAAGAATTTAATAGTATTATAGAAGGACAAACAGGAACAGTAGAAATTTGGGTGAAGGAGTAGAAGAATGACAAGTTCGTTTGATTTTGGGCATGCAAGAAATATCAATAGCATCGAAAATGATATAAAGGAGATGGAGACATTATTTCCTATAGATAAATATGGTGAGAGGGATTTTGAGGAAGATATGGTTCAAGAGAATGGTTGCTATCTTAATTTCTGTATAGTGTGTGGGCATGATTTTGTTGGCAATAAACATAGAATGATATGTAAACTGTGTGTTAAAAAAGGAGTAGAAGAATGACAGAGAGGCAAATATGTGAGCATATCATTAGATGTGGGTGGTGTATTAATATCTCTTGCAATGGAGAATTAAGAAGTAGGTTGAATTATGGTACTCGATGCCCATTATACAATGGTATGTATGATTGCGATAAACACTTAGAAGTAGAGCAAGCACAGGCTTGGTTGAATGACCACAAGGAGGTAGAAGATGGGAAGTGATAGTGCATTTGGAGTAGAGAATTTTAATCCAGATAAGGGTGGTGGAATGAAAGAAAGACAAGAGATAGCTAGTGACTTTAATATGACCTTGCGTGATTACTTCGCAGGACAAGCGTTACAAGGGTTATTATCTCACCATAAGGGATTAATAAAAGGCATGTCTGAAAATGCTTATAATTTTGCAGATGCTATGCTAGAAGCAAGGAAGGTAAAAGAGTGAGAGTCTTAAACGAGCAATGGATAGAAGTGATAGACGGTCAAGAACATATGGTGAAGTGCATAAAAGTAACAAGGAATCCATTCCCTGTAGAGGATCGATTTAGTGATGGATATTTTTTTACAAACAATAAAATAACAGATGGGGAATATTCTTATTACGAGATTATAAAAGCTAAAGACCTTGGGATACTCAAAGATGGTTGTTTACCTTGTCCTTTTTGTGGGGAATATCCAAACATAAGATACGCAGAAACTCATGTTTGTTGTTCGTTAATATCATGTCACACGCACTGTTGGTCACATATTGCAGAAGCAACTTCTGTTAATACACTCCAAGAAGCAATAGATGCTTGGAACAGGAGGGATTAATGCTGTTGCTTTCATGGCTAATAATTATTGCGATAGTCCTTTTCTGGAACTATCAAGCACATAGGTAAGGAGAAAATTATGGACAGAAAAGATTTATTCACAAGAGATTATGATTTGTTAACCAAATATATGTTGGACAAGATTCATGAAAATAAACAGAAGGGGACATGGGAGAGTATCCCTATAGAAGATTTAATTGATTTCTTAGAAGATGAAGTAATTGAGTTACTAAAAGCACATTATTATGATGAGGGTAACGAGACAATTTGCCGAGAATGTGCCGATGTAGCTAATTTTGCGATGATGATTGTAGGGAATATAGAAAGGGAACGAAATGAAATTTGACATCAAAAAAGTAAAGACTTGTGCAACAGCACATGAAGTAGAAGATGGTTCACCTTGTGGGGTAAAAATATGAAATTCTATTGGGCAACATGGAATGGGGATCTCCTTTGTATAGTTAATGGATATGAATTGGAAATAAAAGATGGCCGTGTTTGGTCTATCCCTTACAAGAAAGACCCTATAGCAACTGGCAGATGTAGTTCATTTTTACAAGGTAAAATATTAGTCGAAGCGTTAGTCAACGCACACAGGGTTTTAACCCAAGGAGTATAAAATGGCAATTAACTTAATGAGTACAAAAGATGTAGCAACATCTGGTGTAAAGATTTTGATTTATGGGCTTTCTGGCGTGGGGAAAACCACGATCATTAAGACTCTTTCAAAAGTAATTGTATTATCTGCAGAGGGTGGTCTTCTTGCCCTCCAAGGGGAAGATGTACACTTCCTTGAAATAACCGACATGGATTCTCTTAAGGAAGCCTATGGTTGGGTTTATGAAAACCCGGATTATGATTCTATTGCACTAGATTCCATTAGTGAGATAGCAGAGGTTGTTCTTGCTGCTGAAAAAAAGAAAGCTAAAGACCCTCGTGCTGCGTATGGGGCGATGCAAGACCAGATGAATGAAATTATTAGGGCGTTCCGTGATATTCCAAATAAGAATGTATACTTTTCGGCAAAATTAGAGAAGGCACAAGATGAAATGGGACGCATCCTGTATTCGCCTTCCATGCCCGGCAATAAGATGGGGCAGGCGCTCCCTTACTTCTTTGACGAAGTGTTGGCACTTAGAGCAGAGAAAACAGATGAAGGGGTTGTTCGTATGTTGCAGACTGTAAACGATGGCGTGTGGGCTGCGAAAGACCGTTCAGGTAAGTTGGACGAGTGGGAAGAACCAAATCTCACAAATATTATTAACAAAATAAAAGGAGTGAATTAAATGGATTTTATAAGCAACATAGGACTATATCAAAGGTGGCTTGATGCTAAAGAGGTCGAACGTGTCGCTGTAGAAGAAAGGAGGCTTATAGAAGATAAGCTAGTATCAGTATACGGCATAGCACAAGATGCTGAAGGATCTTCTACTTTCTTAGAAGATGGTTACAAGGTTGTTGTTACCAACAGAATCACAAGAAAAGTTGATTCTGATAAGGTTCAACAAATCGCACAAGAATTTGGATTGGCTGACCATGTGTATTCTCTCTTCCGTTGGAAAGCAGAAATTAACGCAAAAATGTGGCAGTCAACAGATTCCTCAATAACGACACCGTTTATAGATGCTATTACAGCTAAACCGGGTCGTCCAAGTTTTTCAATTCAAATTCAAAAGGAGAATGACAATGAAATTTAATGAACAATTTTTACAAGACCCAGATGCAGAAGGTTCTAGTGTAGTACCAGCGGGCGAGTATGATGTTACAATTTCTGGTGCTGAAATTAAAGCAACTAAAAGTGGACTAGGTAATTATGTGGCATTAACATTAGATATCACAAGCAAGGATTTTGTTGGTCGTAAAATCTTTGACACCATTAACTATAAAAATCCAAGCGAGGTGGCTCAAGATATCGGTCGTAGACGTTTAATTGATGTCCGTAACGCTGTTGGTCTAAAATCACTTACGGACACCAACCAACTCATTGGTGGTAAAATGACTGTTAAGGTTGTAATTAAAAAAAGCGATGAGTATGGCGACAAAAGCGAGGTAAAGTCTTACAAAGCTTTGGACAGCAGTAAAATGCCAATTGGTGGAAGTGGTTTTGGAAGACCTACCAAACCCGCTGTTGTGGTCGAAAGTGGTAGTAAGATGCCTGGTGCAAAAGCTACTGTAGCGGAACCTGTAGCAGAAGTTATGGTTAACAACTCTGTGGCTGATGCCCCACCAAAGGCGCCTTGGAAGTAAATTTTATAAAGGGGGCGTAGTTGCCCCCTTGTATTAAGGAGTAGAAAATGAATGTTCAACTAATAAAAATATATGGTGACGAAGAGTTTATTAAAACAGTATCTGGTAAAAGTCACGAATCAAATGGTGCTACAATAAAGAACCTTATTAAGTGGGGGCATCTATCTCCGCTAGAATTTGCAGATGTTACGTTCCTTGTCACGGCACCGATATTTGTAGCAAGGCAAATAATGAGACACAGAACAGGTAGTTATATGGAACGATCGCTTAGGTATTGCGAAGCAAATATGACATTCTTTACACCTGATAGTAGTAAATATGGGTATGAGATGGCGTATGACATTGCTTATGCTTCATATCAAAAGCTTTTGAGTGGTGGAGCTACAAAAGAACAAGCAAGGGCTGTGCTTCCTGTAGGCTTGTATACATCGTTTTACATGAAGATGGATATGAGAAATTTGACTCACTTCTTACAACTTCGTACAGCGGAAAACACCCAGAAAGAGACAAGAGACGTTGCTAATATGATGTTGGATTTAATAGAACCAACATTCCCAACTATAGCAAAATATATAAGGGGCGAGAAATGAAGATAGATCTAAGCAACCATATAGTAGAACTGATAGATAAGTACCATGAAAGTAAAGCAGAGCAACCAAGGGCGTACCTTGGGGCATCCCTTCTTGGGCATGAGTGTTCTAGGTATTTGTGGTACACTTTCAGATGGGCTTATAAACAAACCTTCCCCGGTAGGGTTCTTAGATTATTTCGTAGAGGCCAAATGGAAGAGGAAACTATAGTAAGCGACCTTAGAGCTATTGGTGTTGATATGCGTTATGTAGGTACACATCAGTTAGAGCTTAATATAGCGCCTCACCTCGGCGGGCATCCCGATGGGGTTGCTGTGAGTGGCGTTCCAACGGCAAAGAAAACACCTCACATAACAGAATTTAAGACTCATAATAAAAAGAGTTTTGATGACTTAGTAAAAAATGGTGTAGAGAAAGCCAAGTTTATGCACTATATTCAGATGCAAATATACACAAGGCGAAAGGCACTCACAAGAGCATTGTATTATGCTATTTGCAAAGATGACGACAGGGTATATACCGAGCGCATAAAGTTGGACATTGAAGTAGCTGATAAATACATCAAACGTGGAGTTGATATTACTTTAGCAGAACACGCCCCTAGTAGGATGAGTGAGAATCCTACATGGTATCAATGTAAATGGTGTCCTGCGTATGACCTTTGCCATAAGAGCAAACTTACAAAAGAGGTGAATTGCCGAACCTGTGCACATAGTACAGCTTTGTCAGATGGCACTTGGAAATGTGAGAAGTGGGACGATATTATTCCTACAGAGTTTCAACATAAAGGGTGTCGTTCCCATGTGTTGCATCCAGATTTAGTACCTTGGGAGATGGAGCCTGTGGATGAGTGGAATTGTTCTTACGATGGGAAAACTAATGGCGAAGACGGTGTGAGTAGCTTAGAAATTATTTATGGCGTTATTGGCAAAGTAGCAAGCGAGTTTGATGGTACTATTGAAAGTGGAGAGGGTTCTCCCGGTGGTGAGTTTGGTAGAATTTATAATAAGGAAAGGGATATCCCTAAGGAAGTAAAATAATGGAAGATAAAAATATTACTGTTGAAAAAAATGGTTGAGTTCATAAAGACAATGAGCGAGGCAACAATTATTGAGATGGCTTATACAAGTCTTGATCAAACTGACGCAAATGGTTCTTTGAATCCTTTTGATTTTAAAATGCTTAATATATTAAGAACAGAACTTTGTACAAGGTTACAAACAAACGATTACCTGTCCTTATTAGAACGTTTTATTAATTACAAAAAGAAAGTTATCAAGAGGAAAAAGGCGTTGGTATGAGGAGTGTAAGATGATTGAACTTAGATCCTACCAGCGCAAAGCAATAGACGACCTATGGGCGTGGTTCCCTAAGAATGAAGGTCATGTGTGTTTGTCTCTCCCAACAGGGAGTGGGAAGAGTATTTTGCTTGCTGCAATATGTGAAGAGGCTATTACAAACTTCCCAGACACTCGGATTCTTATGCTTACTCATGTAAAAGAATTGATAGAACAGAACGCTAGAGAATTATTAGGATACTTTCCTTTAGCACCTCTAGGAATATATTCGGCTGGTATAGGACTTAAAGAAATAGACAGGATAACCTTTGCAGGAATCCAGTCTATCTATAAACAAGCTAAGAAAGTTGGCTATGTCGATTTGATTGTTGTTGATGAATGTTTTATAAAAGGTACAAAAATATCAACACCATTAGGGTCCAAAGATATAGACCTTTTGCGCTGTGGTGATGTGGTATATAATCAAGATGGTGTTGGTGTAGTAGAGTCTATCTCCATAAAACCATCAAAAGATTTATATAAATTGGAGTTTAGCGATGGAACAGAAACAGTATGTACAGGAAACCATAAATTCTTCACAAAAGAAGGGTGGAGAGAAGCGAAGACCTTGGAGAACGGATCGTATTTTTTTAGCCCAGAAGGTGTGTCCAATTTGTGGAAAAGTATTCAAGCCTTGGATAAACTTCTTGGAAGATGGGAAGATAAAATCAGCGATGCAGGAGTCGCTTTGGGAAAAGCAAAAATGTTGTTCGATATCATGCTCGAAGAAGTTGAACAACCCAATGGGTTCAAAATTTTCAAGGGAGAAAATGAGAAGAACGTTAAAGAGGATAGGGCACAAGCCAATAAAAAGAGGGGGGAACGGGCAATTGCTTCCCTTACCTCAATTAGCACTTCTCCATGCTCCAGGGGTTGGGTGGGAGGCAGAGTTCTCTGTAGCAACTCACATGAGGCACCTGAAAACAGGTTATCCAACTTATTACAAGATAGATATAGCAAACAAAGAGCTTATGATTGGGATAGAAATAGACGGTTTCTCTCATACGTCTTTGGAAAGGAAGCACAAAGACAGGAAAAAGACAGACTTTTTGGTATCTCTAGGTTGGTCAATATATCGTGTATCGAACGAGAAAGCTATGAATCTGTATACAACCTTCAAGTCAGTGGGCACCCTTCTTACTTCGCTAATGGAGTCTTAGTTCATAATTGTCATTTAATTTCACATAAACACGAGGGAACTTATCGTAAATTCATTGATGAACTTACTGTAATTAATCCAAGATTAAGGGTTGTTGGCTTGACAGCTTCTCCTTATAGGCTTGGACATGGGATGATTACTGATAAGCCGGCTTTGTTTGACGATTTAATTGAGCCAATTAGTATAGAACAGCTTGTCCGCCAAGGATATTTATCAAGATTAACAAGCAAGTCTACCGTACAAAAATATGATTTATCTGGCGTTCATAAAAGAGGTGGAGAATATATTGAAAGCGAATTACAAAAAGCTGTAAATACAAATGACAATAATGAGGCCGCTGTAAAAGAAATTTTAGATCGTTCTCATGGTAGAAACCATTGGCTTATCTTTTGTACAGGGATTGACCATGCTATACAGATACGAGATATTCTCAATAGGAACGGTGTTCTTGCTGAAACATTAAACGCAAAAACACCAAAAGCAGATAGGGATAGAATCTTAGCCGATTATAAAGCGGGTGCAATAAAAGCATTAACTAATACAAATATTCTGACAACCGGGTTTAACTTCCCCGATATAGATCTTATTTGTTTACTCCGACCTACGATGAGTCCCGGGCTTTACTTACAACAAGTAGGGCGTGGCCTTAGATTGAAGTCAAATAAAGGAAATTGCTTAGTTTTAGACTTCGCCGGCGTTGTTCGGCAGCATGGTGCGATAACAAACATAAGGCCACCTAGCAAAAAGGGTGAAGGTGATGGAGTAGCCCCTGCTAAGATATGTCCCCAATGTGACGAAATAGTCCACGCCAGTGTAATGGTTTGCCCAGAGTGTGGCTTTGTGTTCCCACCGCCAACTAAGGAAGAATTGTCGCTTAGAGAGGACGACATTATGGGCGATGGTATTAAAAATTTTAACGTAACATCTTGGGATTGGGAAATAAAGAAGGCCAAGAGTGGTGTGGATATGATAGTTGTATGTTATTATGGTGAAATGACCGAGAAGCCAGTATACGAATATCTCACCATATGGCATACAGGTTACGCAGGTATTAAAGGGATGCAGAAGCTAACGTCAATCCTAAATAGGCTAGGGATGCTTACAGAGGATTACGATGATGTTGCCAAGCTAATTGTAGACGCCGAGAATAAAGACCATCCTACGGCGTTGGCTCTCAAACAACGTGGTAAGTTTTATGATATTGTTGACAAAGAGTGGGGAATAGTCGAAAAAAAGGAAGAGGCTGGTGAAATTGTTACTGGTATATTCCAAGGGGAGGATAACATATGGTTTTGACATGGGATAAGTGGATTAGGGAAAACGGTAGTTTACCTAAGTGTTGTAAATTGTGCATAGGTTACAAAGACGGTGTGTGTTCTATTCATGGCCAAGTGCCAAAAGAATATAGTGAAGTCATCACGGAGTGTGGCGATTTTGAGTTCTTTGATTCGATACCTTTTTAAGGAGGGGTTATTATGAAATTTAGATGTTTTTTGAAAGATGTGAAAGTAGGGTCTGGTGATGTTAAAGAGATGAATATTAAGGTACAAGTGGCTGATAAGAGGGCTTTGGAAATGTTAGACATTGCTGGCAAGAGCGGATACCTTGAGTTTATTGCCGATGAGGAGCCGGAATTAGATTTTGATGAAGAGGTCAGCATGGAATAATAAGGTAATGTACTGCATATTGTCAAAATTACAATGGTGTGGTATATTGTAGGTACATCATTTCTTTGTTGACATTTTACTCCTTTGAGCTGGCTATTTTTTAGCCAGCTTTTTTTGTTAAAACTAGTTGACAACAATAGCATTCTAGTGTATTGTTTATATTATGAATGATAAAAAATTAAAATTAAAAGGTCGCATGGTTACGTATGGCCTAGGGTTAACGGATATCGCTGCCATGATAGGCATATCTTTGGCAGCCTTAAGTAATAAAGGAAATGACAGAGCGCCATTTCTTTTCAGAGAGGCTCTTGCCATCTCAAAGATATTGGAAATAAATCCTAATGAGATGGAGGATTATTTCCTGTAAGTAGTAAGGGGCTACCTCCTCCCCTAAATATAGATAGACGTAGAGATACGGCAGTTGGTGGAAACCCAGTAAAGGTGTGGCGAGCCTTAAATCGCTTCACAGGGTGATGGCGAAATTGGTAGACGCAAATGGCAGTGAAAGTTGGAAGTGTATACACTATATATGACTGCCGAATCAAACACAACTTATGCAGGTTCGAATCCTGCTCGCCCTTATAAAAGGAGTCACTATGAAAAGTTTTGATGGTGTAAAATACGCAGATACGTTTTGGATAGTAGATAGAATTTTTGGTGGCATGGTACAAATAAGCAATGCTACAAAAACTAAGATAGTTGGCGTTGATTCTTTGGATGAAATTTTTGACGGCAAAGAAGTAGAAGAGTTATTTTTAAGGAGAAGCAAAATGATTGAAGGAACAGAAAAAAAAATGGAAGTTGTGAGTGGGTATCCAAAGCTAATGATTAGTCACGAGCAAGACATGATTGTTCTCATGCTAAGTGAAAAAGATGGCTTTGGAACGGGGGTTTGCTTAGACTCCGGGTTTACCTTCAATGATGTCGGTGAATATGATACCGAATGGCACATGATAGACTTTGTTGATTATGATGAAGTATTTTGTTTAAGGAATAAACAATAATGAGAACAATTAAAAAAGAAGATAGAGAGCATGAACACTATCAGGATATGCTCAATGAGCAGAAAATTCTTGGCATGAACAGAGCCAATAGAAGGGCTGCTCAAAAAATTATGAATATCGGCTATAGCGCAGATAGACTATCTCAAGAGTTGAAAAGGTTGGATAGTTCGTCATCCAAGGGAAGTCCATTGATAAAGATGTGGAAGTCTATTATAAAAAGATTTGCAAGACCAGATCCATATTACTTCCATATCCAAAAGTGTGTCAGACCAATGATGTATGTAGGTGAGATTGGTGCTATCCAAGCAAGCTTTGTAAAGTGCGAAAAGATAAGAAAGAAGGGGTAGAATATGGGTAAAAGAGATAGAAATAATGGTGTAGGATTTACGGGGTTACTCACCTTATTATTCATAGCATTTAAATTACTAGGAGTCATAACTTGGACATGGTTTTGGGTACTTAGCCCGGTGTGGATAATGGTAATCTTATTCATATTGTTTGTGGCTATACTATCAATTATTTCGTAATTTATTTAAACACCCTGCTCGTATGAGTGGGTGAATAAAGCGAGCTGTAGCTTAAAACAACAGCATTGGTATTTTAGTAGTTGTGGCTCGAAAGAGACGAGCGGACA